GGATAAGGTTACCGGAGAAAGAAAAAAGCAATGCGAAAAATCAAACAATACAGCAAGCGCGTGGTGACGGCGATGATCATCGCGTGGTTTGTTGGTATCGCGTTTGGTATGGGGCGTGATTGTCTGGCAGATGATCCGTGCGCCGGATGCGGTGCCGCTCGACAGTTTGCTTACTTACATAGGCGCGCCGATGGGCTGCGGAATTGCCGGGTATCTCGCAAAGTCGGCGTTTGAAAACAGGGAAAAAATCAAGGCAAAGTATATCCCGGAATACGATAATTTAACGGAGGAAACACATGAAGAATCAGAAAATCAATTGGAAGCAGAAACTGACGAGCCGTAAACTGTGGGTGGCAATCATCGGTATTGTGGCAGGGCTTGCGGCGGTGTTTGGCGTGGATGAAAACGAATATACCGCCATTGCAGGTGCGGTTATCGCTGCGGCAAATGCGGTAGCCTATATCATGGGCGAAGCGAAGATTGACGCGGCGGATAGATTTAATCCTGCGCCGGAACCGGAAGAAGATGCCGCAGCAGCAGAAGAAAGCAAAAAGGAGGAATAAGGGGGCGAGGATTTGCCGAGGTATGATGTTGCTTGTCAAAGGATCCTACGCGGTATCGGCGAACGCGATAAGATACGTACCATCCTGCGCCGCGCCGCGCTGACGAGGACAGAAGCACGTGTAATGGAAATGCGCTATGTGGAGAGGATTGATGACTTGCGTGTGGTAGCTGACATGATGGGATACAGTTACAGCACGGTCGCAAAGTCGCATACCTCCGCAGCGCGAAAAATCATGCAATTTTTGATCTGATAAAACGGTGATAAAACACTGACAAAACGCTCTCTCTTACTGTAGTACAATGTACGCAGTGGGAGAGAGTTTTTTGTTTTGGAGGTGAGTATGCCATACGTATACTACAATCCGAATCCCAATGGCAAGAACGTTGGAGACTGCGTGATTCGCGCTATCAGCAAAGCAACAAACATGGATTGGGAATCGGTATATACCGGAATCTGCGTCACTGGATACTCCATGTGCGATATGCCATCCGCAAACTGTGTATGGGGTGCGTATCTGCGAGACAACGGGTTTGTGAGGGATGTTGTTCCAAACGAATGCCCGGAATGCTACAGCGTAGCGGATTTCGCAAGAGAACACCCACAAGGGACATACATACTTGCGTTGACAGGACACGTGGTCTGTGTCAAGGATGGTGACTGGTACGATTCGTGGGACAGCGGAGACAAGATACCAATGTACTATTGGGAAAGGAAATAGCATATGTACGGATACACACCTTATTACGGAAACCCTATGCCGGATCAGCTTGCGCAACTGCGGCAGAACCCAATGATGCAGCAGCCGATACAGGGAATGCCACAACAAATGCCACAGCCGCAAACCGCACAAAACGGAATCAATTGGGTGCAGGGAGAAGCGGCGGCAAAGTCATTCCCTGTCGCTCCCGGTGCTATCGTGACACTGTGGGACAGCGAACAGCCGGTGATATACGTCAAGAGCGCGGATAACACAGGTATGCCGACCATGCGCATTATGGATTACACCGAACGCGTACAAGCCACCAGAATGCCGCAGAACGCTCCTAACGTAGCCCAGCAGGATTATGTCACAAGAGAAGAATTTGCTGCTCTTGCAGCTCGTGTGGAGGAATACGAGGGCAAGAAACAGGGAAAGAAAACGGAGGAAGTGAAGAATGGCTAATCCACTATTTCAGGCACTCGGCGGAAACCAGAATGCAGCAAACCCGATTGTTCAACAAATCATTGGATTCAAGAACCAGTTTCAGGGAGACCCGCAGCAGAAAGTACAGGAGCTTCTGAACAGCGGGAAAATGACGCAGGAGCAATGCAATTCCCTGATGCAACAAGCGCAGACGATTCTTTCGCAGATAGGCGGTATGCTGCCGCACTAACAAGAACATTACCCGCAAGGGAATGAATATACACTATACAGGAGGTACAAACAATGGTAGGTACGGATTTATCCCCCGCTGATATTGCTGCTGTGACTGGCAACAAAAACAACGATGGGAACGCATGGGGCGGCAACGGAGCATGGCTCTGGATTATCGTTCTGTTCCTGTTCTGCGGATGGGGCGGCAACGGATGGGGCAATCGCGGCAACGCAAACATCGGAGCGTACGATAACTACGTTCTCGCAAGCGATTTCGCAACGCTTCAGCGGCAGATTGACAGCGCGACCGCTTCTCTTGCTCACAAGGGAGACGCGACACAGCAGGGCTTGTGTGATGGGTTCTACGCGATGAACACAACGCTTCTGAACGGCTTTGCCGGCGTAAATCAGAACATGAACAACGGTTTCCAGACTGCGGAACTGTCCCGCGCAAATCAGCAAGCCGCGCTCATGCAGCAGTTGAATGCAATGCAGATGCAGAACGCAAACTGCTGCTGCGAGACACGTGAAGCCATCCAGGGCGTGAACTACAACCTTGCAACACAGGCTTGCGACACGCGCAACACTATCCAGCATGCGACACGTGACATCGTGGACAACCAGAACTGCAACGCACGAGCAATCCTTGATGCACTCACAGCACAGAGAATCGAGGCGAAGAACGAAAAAATCTCCGCACTTGAGCAGCAGTTGTTCACGGCGCAGCTTGCAGCGTCTCAGCAGGCGCAGAACAACTACCTCGTGAACCAGCTCAAGCCGTGCCCAAGCCCGGCATACGTAGTCCCGAATCCGAATTGCTGCTACGGCAATCCGACCATAACATTCGGGAATTCCTGTGGCTGTTGCGGAAATTACGCGGCATAACCAAACGTAAATGCACCTTACCTATAGTGTATGTTCGACACCTTGTCGATTGTGCGATTCATGCGGCAGGGCAATTGTCCTGCCGTTTACTTTATCATAGGAGGTATACAGAATGCCCGAATATACTAACGCTGCCGTTCAGACTGTAGCGGCGAACCAGAATGTATTGTTCACTTCAACACCAGTCGGATGCAATACAGGCAATGTCATTCATCGTGAAGGGTCCGGCATTGCAACACTGCGTGGAGTGACAAACCAGTGTAGAGCGCGATACCGCGTCAGCTTCGTCGGCAATATCGCCGTCCCTACAGGTGGTACAGCGGGTGCGATCTCGGTTTCTCTTGCTATCAATGGAGAACCGCTTCCAGCAAGCACAGCTATTGTAACCCCCGCTGCGGTTGAGGAATACTTCAATGTAAGTCTTGATACGTTCGTTGACGTGCCGCGCGGATGCTGTGTTACTGTCGCTGTCAGAAACACCACAGCAACGCCTATCAACGTCCAGAACGCCAACATGATTATCACAAGAGAAGCGTAAGGAGGTACAGAATGAGTTACGATACGCTTAGAAATACCCTTTGCAATGAATTGGAAGAATTTGCAAGCAAGGGCGAACTGAACACCGGAGACCTTGACGTAATCCACAAACTGACAGATACCATTAAGAACACGTACAAAATTGAGATGTACGAAGACGGCGGCTATAGTCGCGGCGGAGAATGGGAAGCGGACATGCGCGGCGCATACGGACGTGGCAACAGCTATGCCAACCGTGGGCAGCACTATGTGCGCGGTCATTACAGTCGTGATGGCGAGGGTGGCGGTCACAGCCAGAGAGGATACAGCCGCGAAGGAAGCCGGGAGGAAATGCTCGACAAGCTACAGATGATGTACGAGAACGCAAGGAACGAAAAAGAGCGTGAAGCCCTTCGCCGTTGCCTTGAACAGATGAATCAGGCATGAGGAGGTTGAAGAGCGTGAGAGAAATCTATGACAAGTTCATGGATGTACTGCGCGACATTGACATCAACTCCCTCACGTATGACGAGATGGAGAAAGTGGCGCATATCTGTTCCGCAGTGATGGTATTGAAGTACAATCCGTATGAATGTATAGCCAATATCGCAAAGATCAAAACAGAAGATAGTGTGTACGCCATCCTGCAATAGAGAACCGAAAGAAAAAGTGTATCATTACCACCCAAATGATACACTTTTATCTTTTTGCCAATTGAAGCGTTGCAGCAGAGGAATTACATCGAGGAACACCGGAACGTGATAGAGAGCGAGAAACAAGCCGCCAACACTTCGTCCAACATTGTAAGCGTTGCGTTAAGCGTTGGCAACGCATTGGAAAGTGTTGGAAACAACGTTGCAAACATTAGGGCGAGTGCCGTTTGCAATTGCTTGACAATCCAAGATGAATGTGGTATACTATAAGCAGTTCGGGAGTTGATGTCGCTCTTCGTTCGAGAATCTTCCGTGTTTCCATTTTGGTGACCGTAGGTTCGTTTCATAAAAATCTCCTTTCGAATTAAGCCTGTCGTTGGTCATTGCGGCGGGCTTTTTTCGTTGCATCCGGTCTGGCAAAATAGTGGCATAGACAAAGAAAGAGCAGGGAAGTGTAAACCCTGCTCTTTTGCGTTACTTCAGTTTCTCAAAGAATATATCGTTTAAATCTTCTTTCACCTCTCTCTTTACTTTTTTCAAGGCTTCTGCCTTTTCTTCGTCAGAAGCGGTGCTGTTCAGGATGTCGTTGCAGTAATACTGGAAGTACAACTGCGACATGGTGTAGTAGTCGAGAAGATCGTAGCCGTCCAGTTCATACGAAACCTTAACACCGTCCGGCATCTTCCCGGACACGGAATCCGGTACAACGATGTACGGGGCAATATCCGAAACGGTGTAGCCTGTATTTTCGGCGAGTTTGGAAATTCTTTCATCCATTTTCGTCTTTTCCGTATCGTTCACAGACTGAATGAACGTGTTCATTGCTCTACGCAGCAGACGTTTGGCTTCATCGTTCTTTTCAAGTTTCAGACGTGCATTCGCCTTGCTGTACACGTCTGCGATTTTCTGGTACTTGTAGGAACCGTATGTATCGTAGAACGAGTATTTTCCACCGGCTTCTCCTACTGCATCATAAGAACCGGAACGCTTGTCGTATCCCTCCTTTGTGTCGTAGAAGTTGGAGACAACATCGGTGGAATATACGCTGTCGCGCAACACCACACCGGGGACAGGGATCCCTTTCAGTACCGACTTCTTGCTTGTGTCTTTCAGCCCGACCGCATCTTTCAACGTTGTTCCGCCTTGCTTTGTCAGATTCAGAATGACATCTCCGACAAATCCGGTGGTATCGTCTATGATGTAGTCTATCTGGAACGGTGACATTCCGGTGATAGAGCCGAGTTTGATTGCAAGCGCGGATGTCTTTTCGTTGTACTGTTCCGGTGCTGCTCTGTACTGGTATCCGTTCGGGACGATTGGCGCACCAGTGAACGTTTCGTTCTTGGCGAGATCAAGCACAGTGCCGAAGAAAGTGGCGTCACTGACAAGGTCACCTGCCGCTTTCAGCGGGTTCGGGTCTGCGACCATGAGCGCATCAACGAGATATTCATCCATATCTTTGAATGCGTCCGGGTTCTCAAGAACGAACCGTTCCCATGTTGCGTCCAACACGGACGATAGAGCCATTACGTTTGTCTCTTTCGGAACACGCAGGAATTGACCGTCACCAATCGGGTAACACCAGTTTGCAAACTTGTTGTACGTGGAAAGGTTTTGGTAATCCTTTAATGTATCCTCGTCACCTTCATCGAACATCTTAGAGAACAGCACAAGAGCTGCAATATGCATGGCTGTCTTCAAAAAATTGACGGTAAGCCACTTCGCAAATATTCTACGGTTTTTCAGGATACGTTCAGCATTCTGCCCTATGGAGGTCACTTTCGCGCTGTGGAACATAACAAGGTTGTTTATATCCTTGGTGGTTCTGCCGCTCTGACGGAAGTTTACAGTAACGTCCATACCCTCCTGAACGGCTGCGATTACGTCACCGCCGTTTTTATCCAATGCGCGTTTGTATTCCGCGAATCTCGGAGCGGAGTCAATGGCATTTGCAAGACCGGATAGAGATTCAAGCCAATTGCGAGGGTTGATACTATCTTTCAGTTTGCTTGACGGCTTCACCATATCCTTGTATATGCCGCGCAGCACGTTCGCGTTTGACGTAATAGAGCCTACGTACCCGCCGCCGTTCGCAACATACGCCTTGAAATCTTCCGTATTCCGAACCGCTTCAATGAACGCCTTTAACCAGTCTACTGTGTACGCAACCGGATTGTTTGTTGTCTTGGAGAAGATGTATCCGGTATTGAAGTCTCTGATCGGGTTTGTGAATAGTCCGAAACGCGGGGATACACTTGTTACGAGCGTGGAGGAAATGCGCGTTGCCGTACCCATGAAGGAAATAAAAGCATTCGATTTATGAGGGTTCATGTTTTCGAGAGCCTTCAAAAGTCCAGGGTCGTGCATCTCATAGTATTC